CATGCCCAGCCGTCGCCGCGCGAAGAAAGTACTTGCATTCATTAAACGTGAGTTCTATGATGAATACAAGCCGCCGCGTATGATCAACAGTCGATGTGATTCCTTTAAGGCTTTTGCGGGGCCTTTCATTAAGGCAATCGAGCATGTTGTGTACGCGCTCCCAGAGTTTATTAAGCACACACCAGTACCTGAGCGCCCTGCCAAGATCGCTTCACTGATCAGGGATGGCTGCAGGTATGTATGTACAGATTTCACGTCTTTTGAGGCGTCATTTTTGCCGGTCTTTCAGGCCGTGTGTGAGTGTGCTTTGTTCCGATGGTGCTTGTCGGAGTACCCCGAAGAAGCCAATTTCATCTGTGCGGTAGATGCCGGGGAGAACTTCATGTCCACTAGGCAGGGTTCGCATGCCACCGTGAGGGGGCATAGAATGTCTGGAGACATGTGGACATCGTTGGGCAATGGTTTCACTAATCTGATGTTGATGTTGTACATTGCCGAAAAGAAGGGAGGCGAAGCCGTCGGTTTTGTGGAGGGCGACGACGGTGTGTTTCGCAACAATTTTGATTTAACACCGCAAGACTACGAGCCCTTGGGATTCATCATGAAGATTAAGTATCTGGATGATCCCCGTAAGGCTGCTTTTTGTGGGATGGTTTGTGCATCAGAGAACGAAATCATCCGCGACCCATATCATTTCTTGAATGGGTTCGCTTGGACGCACTCTATGGTCGAGGCTGGCCAGAAGGTGATGAGTGCGTTGCTGCGCGCCAAGTCTTTATCCGCGTGCTATGAAACACCACAATGCCCTATTGTTGGTGCTATGGCACGCGTGGGCCTCGCCTTAACCGAAGGCGTCGCCCCGAGATGGGTCCTCGATGGCTACCACGAGGTGCCTCGCGATTCGTTCAAAGTGCCTGCCTTTGCGCCCGCAATCGGCACTAGGCTGCTCTTCGAAGAGCTGTACAAGATTGACGTGCCAACACAAATTGCCATAGAGACTGCCATTCAATCCCTTGATATGTTTCGAGTCTCTGCCTTACTACCCACGCGTTTTGAGATGGGCGCTGCTGCGTTCGATACTGCCCACTACTGCGCGCGATACCTTGAGCGTGGGTAACCGCTGTGAGAGCGAGGCCG